CTCTATACGTTGGGTGACTGTGTCTTCCGCTAGGTTCTGCTCCAGGTGTGCCTTTGATAGGAATCCAAAGATACCCATTGATGTGATACAGATCAACACGAGCACCGCCGCGGTCAGATACGTTTTAAGTAGCCAACGGGTGTGCTTCCAATTCCTGTACAGCCACGAGGCCGTGACCAGTTTGCCCACTTCCAACACTGATCCCATTATGACCACGGGCCAGAATGCACCAGGGAAAATGGTCGCCAGTCCAATCACGGAGTAGAAAATAGCCACTCCTGAAATAGACAGTGCTGATAGTAGTGTTAAGATCGCAATAAACATTTTATTCTGTATTTACTATAGCAGAATCGCAGTTTTAGTGCTAGTGAAACCTTTGGTAATTTGATTACTCTGCTGAGTAAGTCAGTGCGTTGTCTGTAGGTGTTTGGTTCGCAGTGTTTGGTCGGAAAGTTGACACTTCAGCCACTGTGATCGCTTCAACTATCTCACCTTCAGCCGCCATCACTTGAGCAACTGTGACTTCTAGGTCCGCGATATTACCCGCACCTGAAGTTGGATTGAACACACTCATTTTCTCTGTGTGATCAGCGTTTAAGGCCTCCGCAATCTTGTCTCTGATGAATTGTGCTTTGGTTGTAGTAGTTGTTGAACCGTCAATTGTTGTACCTGTAGTTGGTACGAAGTCTGCGTTCTCAAATATTAACGTAAAATTTAAATCTGTGATTGGTGAATCACCTGCATCACTGGCATACGTAGTGACAATATTCGCTAATTGAACATTAGATCTGATCTGTAATTTTTCCATCATTAATTTAAATCGCAATAGTCCTCTAGATACAAGCAATGATTGTGCCAACGTAGTTGGTTTTGTAGCAAAGTCATCTGCATGACATGGTGAACATCTTCCACCACCTGTTGTTTCTGAGTCTAAAAAGGCCGATTGAGCAATATCCACCGTGAACATCTGTCCAGGAGGAGTTGCTAATGATACTGCCATTGATTTTGGTTCTACTGTTGCCATAGTGTTTAAATCCTTTGTCTTATGTACTTATTTATATGAATTATTTATAAAAGGACCAACTTGGCGTGCCAATATATTTGCAGGCATTGTTGGTCATGTGCCGTTCTTTGCCGTTAACTTTGATGTATGATTGGTAGGTTGCCGTTCTTTGCCGTTAACTTTGATGTATGATTGGTAGGTACGGCAGTATCCTCCGGATATTGGGTATGAATGTATCACACGCACCTTGCCCGCGGCCAGACGCTTCTTGCTATACCAACTGACGATCTTGCCGTTCTGTGTGTTTGTTAGGGCGAAAAACACCGCTGATTCGTGCATCTTCTTCTCTTCCCTCTTAAGGCTGAATCTCAAGAACTGGGTGCTTCTGAACAGGAATGCAGGCATACTGTACTCCAACTCATTGCCCAACCAAATCGGAGGAGGCATGTCACCTATGAATCTTTTTGCGTCCCCAGGCTTGTGGCTGTCCGCCAGTGCTGACGTGGTCAGCAGTAGGCTAGTCAATACTGTGATAACCTTGAACAATCTCATAATCTCCATCCATCTTGTGACAGGCTATCTGTCTCTGTGTTACTACTACTTCGCCTATTGGCATGTCCCAGGTGTACATCTCGCAACTGTCCGCGATGCCCATGTCAAATAGGAAATCACCCGCACCGTCATTGCACACCATCTTCTCTTCTGTGAGGTTCTCTATGACATCACCCTGTTCGTTGACCACTTTTATCTTTGTGACTTCAAGATCACAGTACTGATCATTCCATGGACCACCTGCCTTGGCAGTGGTTGAGAATATGACCAATCCCAGTGTCAGGAATGCCAGGGCAATAAGATAATATAATTTTCTCATGGCCCTAGTTCAGTATCTCTTTTGCTTGTTCATTGATGCTCTTCGTATCGATCAACGCCAATCTTCTTTTGTTCACTTGATTGATGATCTCCTCTACTTCCTTCTTGCTGACTTCGATCATCACATAAACCCTGTAAGATTTAGTCTTTGTAAGGAACATCTCCTGCTTGGTCACTTCATAACCTCTTGCGAGTGTGTCCTCTATGACATTGACGATCACGTCTTGAGATCCAGCGGTAACATTAAGGTCTTCGTTGGTACCTGCCTCGTTCTTGGTGATTGTCGTTCTGTTGTTCATCTCACCGTTGATTCTATCAACCAATTTGGCTTTCGCCAATAGTGTGGCCTTCTTCACAGCCAGTTCCATGTCTGGACTCACTGCCGTCGCCGCTTCTTGATACTTGAACATAGTTTCGTGGTTGTAGTCAACGTACCACTTGGGTGTCTTGTTCACAACTCCACTCTTGTTCATGTCCGGTTTGATCTTGTAGGTAGAACACTGGGCCAGCATTAGGCCTGTAGCCAACATCAAGATCACTTTTGTCATGTTCTTCATTTGTTTCCTTATCGTGTTAAGTTTGCAATCTGCTCTGATATCCAGTTAGGTACACCGGCAACAACAGGAAAGTCATTGCTGAACTGTGCCCAACCGTCACCTATCATCGGATATACCGCTAGGAAGATTGCAAATAGTATTATTAATCTAATCATACAACAATTATAGCATGTTTTCCAAATGCGTCAACCAGAGTTGATCTTGCTAGAAGTGTTGATTTTATTGGGGTTTTATGCCAGCCAACTGTACACACCACGGATTGCCAGTAAAAGATACATCAGTTCCATCAATGCCCTGGGTGTGTCTTTGTCCTTTATGCCCATCCATATCCAGATGCTACAAGAAATCAGTGCCACGGACCATCCGATCCATTGCACGTCAGGATTACCACCACTGAGTGTGAACGCACTTACCATAGCCAGGATAAATCCCAACCATCTCCAACCGTCTATCTTTTGGTAGTATCTGATCTTCATTACTTGTTGCCCTTCATGGCGGTGATCTCTTTTGCACCTTGTTCGTCCCATACAGGAACAAGATTGCTCTTGTGCATCAGTCCTATGCCCAACAACTTACGTTCACCGGAGTAGGCCTGTGGTTCCGCCTTCCTGCCACCATTGACAGGTATCTTGTCACCACACTTGGGTTGGTTGGGGTCTGCTTCGTACTTGGGTATGTCGTAACCCTTGAATCTTTTTGAGGCCTGCTTCAGTGTGTAGGTGTCAAGGCCCTGCGATGCTAACCACTCCTCGTGATTGGCCTGTGCCTCTCTGTTCCGTCTAGAGTTCTCGATCTTGTGCTTGATGCGTTTAGGCAGTTTCATTTGTATGAATCCCATTCTAAATTATACTACTAGGGTAATTTATTGTCAACTATGGCGGAAAGTATGATCTTTTGGTAATTTGGATTGGTGCTCCAGGCAGTCATGCCTGACAACAGTTCACTGTAGTTCCATTCACCAGCGTCTAACTGTTTTGCCCTATTTCCTCTGAATTTCTCATATGCAGGGTGCGTGTTCAAAATCCTGATCATGTCCTTGACTGATTGGCATTTGGTCTCGTATTTCTTCACACCCCAACTGGCCTCGAGGTTACCCAGTGCTTTCATGTGCGGTGTGTTCTCCAGATCCCAGGTCCTCACACCAAACAGTGCATTGCCTTCACGTGCGAACCTGCTTTTGCCCCACGCACTCTCTATGCCCGCCATGGCGATCACTATGCTGATAGGTACCCGCTTGTGTTTGTCTGTGGTCCAATTCAGGTATGCCACACAGGTGCTGGTTGCGTTTATGAATGATGTCTTGTCCGTGAACTCGAATTCTGGTTCTTTCAATCCAAGTTCCTCTATTATACGCATCTCGTTCTTGTGGAACTCGTCCTCTATCTTGGTGACCACGTGTTTGTTTGGATTGAACGTGCCGGCCACGTAGGTGGCCACCGTGACGAACACAAACACCAACACGGTGTAGAAAAAAGTTTTTATGCGTTTGTTGAACATGTTTTAATTAGTTAGTGGGCCGAGATTTTTATGCATATGGCCTCGTTGGCGCTATGGGGGTACTCGAGCCCACTAATCAAATTTATACCGCAACTTTTTGTTCTGTCGCTGGTTCTGTTGTTTCTGCTTCGTACTTGGCTTTGTACTCTGCTTCTGCATTTCTCATAGCATTGTTCCAGTCTGCTTTACTTAGACCAGTGAACCTTGTTATGATACCATCACTCATTATCTTGAATGATCCGCACAACTTGTGAGAACCGTCATCTGAGATCTTGTGCACCACACCTGTAGCCTTACCATCGGCATTCTCTCTGCCCATGATGTACATGTAGTTTCCTGATCTACCTCTCCACTTGTTGTTTGTCTGTGTGTCTTCCTGGCATCTAGATCTGATCTGATCTATAACCAAACTTGCTTTTGCTGAACATTTATACATTGTCTTTCTCTCCTTTGTTACCACTATTGTACATGGTAATGGTATTTCCGTCAACTGGCGAATTTGTCTTGTAAAATGGGGATTTTTTGTGAGTATCTTCCCACGGATTTCACAATTTCGTGTTCTTTTTCTAGGCCGTATGGTAGATCGCTGTAAAGTTCTGATATTTTTTTATGAGTCTTATAGATTTTATCTATGAAATCCTGTCTGCCAAGTTTTTTTACTTCCTGATAAAATCTCCGGGTTTTTCTGTTAAAATTAAAATTTGTTTTCCCAAGTAGTGCCACATTGATAAAATGATAAGGAGTCTTGTGAAATCCAGAGGCTTCCAATAATGAAATCTGTTCTTTATGACTGTTTGTGTGGAAACCAATCAATTGGTCATTGGTAAGTCTCTCATTAACCTTCAAGTGATCTAATGTGGCGTACGCCAGGGCGGCCACCAACTCGGGATTTTCTTTGTCCAAGAAGAAAGGCACAGTGTTGCTCAGTCCCATCATTTCGCCAACTGTGTTGTCGGTCACTGTCCAATACAATTTTCCATCTTCGATTAGAAATTTTGGTTTTTCATATCCCATCAAGACAATCGAATCTTCATCCTGACCTTTGGCCGTTTCCACTATGTCCGGGACCGAGTAGACCCTGAACGGCAGGTTATTGCCTGCAACTAGTCTTTCATTATAGAACCAATCCGGATCATCTACGAATTGTAGATCCTTCTCTGTTGGATGTAATTCGGTGCATTTACCAATCTTTGTGCCCTCGTACTTTTTCGCCAATTTTATGCCTGCTTGGTACTCGAGGTTGGTTCTTACATTTCCTGTCAAACTGATCATCTGTGTGACAGTCTCGTCAATGTAGATGTCGTTGTCAACGCATAACTTCAGTATAGTGTAAGAATCGGTGCCACCGCTGTAACATATGCTAAGTCTGTTATATTTCTTTCTAAGATCCTTGAGCCTGTGCACCATGAGATCTCTCAGGTATTGTACGCTAGTGTTTCTCGGCCTTTTAAAATTTGCTAATGAGTTTGTGAGGTCTTCGTCCAACACGAACTCTGGGAAATGCCCACTGGACTTTTGCTCCTTGAAGGCCTGGAAAATGTTGTGGAACTTTTTTTCTCCACACCGATAATATAAATTGAAGTTATATGACATGTAGATCCTGTAGCGACATTTTAACACGCCGCTACAAGAAAGTCAATTTAAAGTATTATGCTACTCTTTTTGATCTGTTTTTTGCAAGTTCTTTACAGTCTACAACTACCGGAGCACCTTGGTGCTTCATAATGTTGTCTAACCATTCGTTTCTTTTTGCAACAAACATGAACGCATTTCTAACTCTGTCCTTAGATAAGTTCCAAGTTGAGTGTGCAACTTTGTCCTGATTGAATGCCAACCATTGACCTTTTTGTAAGTTCAATGAGATATCACTGTCACTAGTTTGGAATCTGAAACCAAAGTCTGCGTTAGAGTTGTCGTTTAACTGAACGAAAATTCTAACTGTTTGACCATGTGTCATTCCTTTTTGGTTGTCAAAGTCCGTATGTAGAGGCATCACGTGGCCTGGTTGTTGTTGGAAAATCCTAACTCTAGTCATTTCACACTGAAACCAGTCAATCATTGATGCTATTTGAGGACAGTCATAGTATGCTTGGGTCCATTTGTAATCTTTCGGATCTTCTTCAGTCCAGTAATCTTCACTAGCCTGGTTGTAAGATTCATTTGTTCCGTCTGCAGATTTGAAAGACAGGTTTTTGTAACCGTCTTGTTGTCCTTTTTCTTTGTCAACTTTAGCCATTTCTCCCCATGCTTTTGGCACTTCATGAAATGATTGTGTTGCTAACTCTTCTTCAAAGTCACCTTTGAAGTAGATGTTAGGTGCTACGATTCCAAGTTCACCGTTGTAACCAACGTCCTTGTAACCTTTAATATCTTGAACTACTCCGTCAGCGTCCTGAGGTGCATATGCAAGTTTATCGTTGTAAGCCATGTTGCTTCTCCTTTTTTATTAATAAAAGACTCCGCAATATTTAGTGCCTTATGATGGTTTGTTTAATAAATCTGCTATTATATGAATGTCCTTAAACTTGTACTTGTAATTCATGTCAAAATCAAGCAGATTTTTTGGTAGTAATTCGGCATTTGGCATGCTATCGTGGAATGATTTGCAGGCTTTAAGTAGATTCAAAGGACCTCTACTGAAGGTCTTGCGGACTGGATAGAGATGGTGTAATTTTCCGTAGAGTTTGTCTCTTAATTTTTTATTTGAAATCAATATAGGCAATGAGCAATACACGTGGGTGTTGCCTTTGGGCACTATTGGAAACTGGATATTGTCATTTGTCACGTAGTATGTCAGGTGTTTTACAAAATCTCGGCGCTCCTTTATCCTATCTTTGAGTCTAGGTAACTGTTTTCTTATGAGACAGGCGCAAATTTCGGTCATCCTAAAGTTGTGTCCAAAATCTCCGTCAAGGCCTTCTCCGTGGTTCCTAGACAACATCATACGTTTTGCCAGTTTTTTGTTGTTTGTGATCACTATGCCACCTTCTCCGCAGTTGAGATGTTTGTGCCAGTTGAAACTGAATCCGCCGATGTCTGTGAGAGTCCCGGTGTATTTGTTGTTCACCTTACTACCTATCGCCTGTGCAGTATCGGATATAGTGTATAGTCCATGTTGCTTTGCTAATTTTAAAACAGGATCTATATTACATGACTGTCCGTGCATTTCTGTTACCAATATGGCACCTGTGATATTTGTGATTTTTTCTTTGATTTTTTGAGGATCAATGTTGAAAGTACTTGGATCGATATCAGCGAATACGGGAGTGCAGTTGTTTTTGACTATTGCTGACACGGTTGCACTCATGCTCCATGGACTACAAATTATTTCTGAGCCTTGATCTAATTTCAAACTTTCTATCGCTATCTCTAGTCCGGATGTCCAACTGTTCACGGCAACAGCATACTTGCATCTAAAATATCTACAAAATTCTTTCTCTAAAGATTTTACCTGGTCTCCGCCATAGAAACTTTCTCCAGGACCAGCGTTGAAGCCAGATAGGTTTTCTTGCTTCAACAATTTTGATACCTCGATGATGTCTTTCAGATCGATGGTTTGCTGTTTCTTTACTAGCATTATTTCCTCACACCGGTGATCGTGAGTGTGTGCTTGGGAGCAATACCAAAGTTTGCACTAGCATGTAACACGCCCGTCGAGACAATGTAAGTGTCGCTTGGTTTCCGATTGGCTATCACTGCTATGTTTTTCATACTAATTTGTTCCCGTCCATAGCACTTATATTCTGATCCTCACCTAACTTTATTTCTTTGCCTGCAAATCCTATCTTACTATCAACTGCTAATGAATAGTTGTTTTCTCTCATATATTCGTACATCCAATTCTTGTATCTTTTATTCTTAAGTTCTTGTGTGGTGTTCAACCATGCCTGGACAAGGTTTACATCCAGCAAAGGTTCTTTGTGCTGGATACCGTAGTACCCCGTGATTATGTCTAGACGGGAAACCAATTGACTCTGCCTATTCAAATACTCATGCCACGGCCAGGCAACCTCTAACTTCTGTGGGAAGAGTCCTCCGAATAAACTGTTATGTCCCATTTGTTGACCAACATAGCCATAGTCGGAATACATTTCATCACCGCCATTTCCAGATAGTATATTTGACTTTTTAATTTTGTTCATGTACTTGCACACCCTAGCAACGGCTTCGCCGGCCTCTGAGAATATTTCTTTTTGAACGTAAATTGATTCCAGGTTCTTTCTTTCCTGTCCATCCATTTGTCCATCTTCTAACAGTATCCTTCCCTTATGACTTTGTATCCTTTTGGCAAGGACTGTTTTATCTTCTGTGTTCGCAAAACTTACACTGAAATTTGTGTGTCCTAACTTTGCCACTGCACATGAAATCACCCCACTATCATATCCACTGCTCAACGTAGTGATACTTTGTTCATCGAACCTCATTTTCACGCTCTCTTCAAGTGCATCAAATACTTTTGTGTGAGCGTTATCTTTTTGAGACAGGTTCCATTTTTTGATAGTGTGCTTTTGCACCGCTCCGTTCTTCTTATCTAAAACCAACATGGTGTCGGCACCAAGTGGATAGGCATGGCGTTTTTGATTTCGTATCATGTCGGGCATACTACAAAACCAAAATGTTCCATCAGGATCAACAGCAACAAAAACCTGTTTGGTTTTCCATACATCAGTTGCGATTATATGGTATCTATGGGTGTTGATGTAAATGCTGTAATCGCCGTTTACTGTGTTCAACAATTCTTTTATCTGTTCAACATCGTCAGTCAAATTGTCAGCGATACTTTGGAATCCAGCACCATAACAGAAGCCATCTGATACAAGGAAACCATTCTTACCTTTAAACACTCCACTGTGGTCTCGTGATTGCCTGTGTATGATATTCACGTCGTCTAATTTTTTCTCAGATGTGACTTGTCCTCTCCTTAAGAAAATATCCGTAGGCACCGGAACATATTTGCTGTTACTGACGTAGAAACTACTCATAATGGTGTCCTTCCGTCAATTGCTGTGCAAACTGTTTGAAAAAGTTTTCAATGATGTGAGATCGCACACTGAAAAACTTCTCATGTGTAAATTCATTATCTTCCTTAGCATTGAAAGGAGCATCTTTACAATCTGTGTCTTTGTAGTAATCACTGAACTCCATGACTGTTTTTTTTATTGCTTCAATATTGTTTTTATTTTTATAACTCTTGTCTAGCCTAGGCTTTATGTATTCTATGAAATATTTGAAATGAGCGTATGCACTAGGATGGAAGTCCCAAGCATTCTGGTACATGAACAGTGCCTTGTCTTTGTGTAGATAATTTAAAAGTCCATGGTGTGGGTCATCTAGAAATTTACTTTTATCTATAATTTTATACACCGTGTCAAACAAAGGATTTTTAAAATACTTTTCTAAGTCTATAGTTTTTCCAAGTCCTGCACGTTCTCTTCTGTGTGATAGGTCACTGAATAGATCCTGCCATGAAAGGAAGTTATATTTTATGTTATTCGATATCGCATGATTCTGTGCATCAACTATCACTTCTGCTTGTTTGTAAAGTGCGTGAAATAGGCTGAAATGTTTTTTATAATCAATGCTATCAGTGTTAAGTGGTACAAACATTTGATCCCTAAATGCAAAACTGTTTGACCACAAGGAGTTTTTTATATAGTGTGGCATACGGTCTTGGTTATATTTTATATCGATGCCATGGTCTAGTCTATCATTACCTGACCACATTATTACAACGTGATCGTTTTTTTTGACTTTGGTTAAGAACAATCTTTTGAATGCATCGTTGCCAAGTCCTGGCCTACCATATATTTTGATATCATGATCATAGTGTAACTTGCAGAGGTCTGCCCATGTTGGATAAATCCAATTTGTAAAACTACACCCAATCAGTCTTAAAGTCATTTGTCTACCCCTGTTATGGTCAATGAGTATTTTGGTGCGATGCCGAAGTTTGCACTTGCATGGAAAACATTTGGTGGAATAATGTAAGCATCTCCTGGTTTCCAATTTGCGACTATGTTGTCATGCACTTGTAGGACATGCCCCCAGTCCCAATCGCTGATGGCGACAAAGAACCTTGTTGGATTATGTTCACCATAAAGTTTTTTAAATCCTTCTAAACCATCGCTGTGCAATGGCAGGCACTGTCCTGGGAGGTATTCCAAAAGCCTTACAAGTGCCTTGTCTTTATCAATCCCTAGCATGTCAAAGTTGCTGGTTCCTATCAAGTCCTTCAATTTTTTGTTGTGTTCTGGTTCCAATCCCCAATTACTTTCTGTGGTGTTGTGTTTGTTGTATCCTATCCAGTTTGCATTGATGGCCTGTTCGTTGCCCATTGCACTTAGGAATGGACGAGGATGCCATGATTTTACAACGGCTTTGTCTCTGTTTTTTGTTGCAAAGGTTGTAAAATCTACCGGATCAATGTCCAGTCGACAATGCTTTCGTATTTCTATGTGTACGGCAAGATCTACATCTCTGTCAAAGAGATATTTCTTAAAATATTGATTGTCAAACATTACCTGAGGAAAACTGACGTCTTGTGCTTGATAGGTTTAGCAAAAATTTTTCTTATCGCTTTCAAAAGTCTCTTCATTTTAGTTCTCCACTCCAGTGTATCGTTATCTTTGGATTTATACCAGCGTTGGCACTTCCGTGATAAATGCCCGGCTTCAGGTCCCAAAGGTCACCTGCTTTCCATTGATTGAAACAGTGATTGCCATAATGGAAGAAATGTCCAAAGTCCCAATCACGCACAAACACCATGTATCTCCGTAATACAGTGTAGTCCGCTTTTGCTTCTCCTGTTCTTCTGATAAAACTGCTATAGGTATCTGTATGACTCCAGATTGTGTGTCCAGGCGGTTGCACGAAAAGACTCACGCCCATCTTATCATCTTTCAGATTTGGAAACATTTTCTTTAAAGGTTCATAATATTCACCAAACTCCTCGTTGGCTATTTTGAAATATTGACTGTTGTGTTCGTTGTGTGTGTTGTGCTTCAATGCCAAAAGTGCCTGCTCCTTGATAGGCATGGCATTTACATTGTCGTTGGCGTGCATCACTGCATCGTTCTGTTCATCATACCACCAATACTTTTGTGGAGTTAGATGTTCATTACATTTTTTGATTGCCCAATCACCTAATGCTTTCCAATCGAAGTCTGTGATGTTGTGCATGAAACAAGACGCATCATCATGATCCCTTTTCATTGGATCCCAGTGCCATGGGTACTGATCTAGTATCTCTTCAGGAACTGCTTGTTTTGGATCTAGTCTCTGTTCAGGTATCTTATAATTTAACTTCATTGGTCATTGCTCCACTGATGCTACAGGTCAATTTCAATCTCATGCCCATGTTAGCAGAACAGTGAGGCTGAGGGATTGGCAAGTCATACACTTCGCCTTTCTTCCATCTTGGGAAATAACTGTTCTGGAACTGTAGAACATGACCCCAATGCCAGTCAGTGATCATGACCAGGTACCTCTTGATCGGACCTAGGTCACACATCTGAGCATCTATGTCGGGATTTAAATTTTTATTGTTCCTACACCAGTTTCCGAGATTGTCATGATGCCATGGAAGTATTTGTCCTGGCAAATATGCCAACAACCTTATCAGTGCGGTGTCATAGTCTATTCCTATTTTATCTTCCCATACTTGACGAGAACCTAATAGTTCTTTTATTTTGTCGTTACTGCCTCCGTAAAGTCCCCAATTGTACTCTATAGTGTTTCTTGCGTTATACCCACACTTCATTGGAAGGTTCATAGTCAATTCGCTGACACCGTTATGGTATGGACGTTTCTCATAGAACTTTTTCTGACAAGAGTCTTTATTATCCATCATGAAATCTGTAAAATCTTGTTCATTAATATCTAAACATGATAAAGGTCTCGCTTCGTATTCCGTGGTTAGGTCAGACCCTATATCTTTGGCCCATTTCTCGTATTCTTTGTCTGGTCTGTTTTCAATAAAATCCCATAATGTGACCTCTGGCTGTTTTGCCATCAAACTAGTCTCGACATATATTTTTGGATCGTCTGGAATATCTTTATAGTTAGACATCACCTGACTTGGCTTTAATTTTCTTTTAGTCTGCATTATTATCTCCTACTTGTCAAGCATAGCACAGAAGGCAATAGGAGTCAAGATATTGTTCGTGTGCTACGCTTATGTTAAGAGTTAGCGATTAATCGCACACGGCACGGCCCTTTCATACGGCTTTCCCAATTAAGGTAATAACAGGTCGCTTTGTTTGCCGACGTCACTGTGATAGTGGCGCTACAAATATATTTATCAATCTTTTATGAGTCCTGTGAAACTTACGGTATACTGGGGTGAATATCCAAAATTGCTTGATGCATGTCCTGTACCAAACGGTATTTCATAGACATCTCCCGCCTTCCAATGCGTAATGACCGATTTTGAAATTTGGAATGCGTGTCCATCTTTCCAGTCTTGGATGCTGAACCAATATCTTCTGACCTTCGAGTGATCAACATTTGGAAAAAGATTCTTATAGGCATTGTTAGCGTCTTGGTGCCATGCAACGCCGTGCCCGGGCATCTTTACAAGAAGTCGTACAAGCACCGTGTCGGGATCTGCATTAAGTTTGATTATGTTGTCCATACCTAATAAATCCTTTAATTTTTCATTAGCATCACCATTTACACCGTAATTCAGTTCAAAACTGTTTTCTTTATTACGTCCTAAAACATTATTGACTTCTGCCCATTTCTTTTCATTCTCACTGAAATGGTCCTTTGGATATTCCCACTTCTGTTGTGCCAAATCAAAGTTGTCTAATGTAAATTGAATCCATGGTTGTTCATCAACATTTAGATTGCAAAAACGATCTATGACTAGTGTTTCTTGTGCATTAAAATATTCTTCCATCTCGCTCCAAGGTCTGTCTTGGATCAGTTTGATGTAATCTGCTTTTTGCATAGAACTATTTAAGATTGGCTAAAATCCTTGCTTCTCTTTGTGCGGATAATCTTTTTTCATCGTCAAGGTCTTCTTGACTCTTTTGTTTCTCTGGTTCCAGTTTGGTGGGTGCCTCTATGGGAAATCCACAGTTATCAAACCATCTGCCATCCGCTGTGCTGATACACGGACTGTAGAAGTTGTTATTGTCGTTAGTGATCGGATCCTTGCGTGTCAGTAATCTTCTCTTCTTGTATAACTTGCCTGCGTATATCGAACCGTCTTTCTGAAGCAAGTGGTCATCGTACAGTGAACCATACACCCTGTCTATCATGATGTACTCGTCTCCATCCTCGTCCTTTTTCTTCTTTGCTTTGTCATAGATGGCAGGCAGTGTGTTTAGGGTGTTGACATAATACCTGTTGGTGTATGAATGGTACTTCTGTTGTTCGAACCTGTTAGGCGAAGAGTCCGTGATCTTGCCCAGTCCTTCCAGTAATTTCTTTGTTTTCTCGCTTGGCATAATGATTAGCATTCCACCAGTCCGTTATCGACTCCAACCTCGCCTTTCGGCTATCCTATAACATCATCGACATAGAGTGTCTCTAATATTTAGATTGCAAATGAGAATTGGTATCTTACCAGCTCTGGTGGATTTGCTGTTTTTAATTATACACAAATACTAGGATAAGTCAACCACGCCCAACATTTTAAAGTGATCATGTATAGAATAGGTGTCCGGATCTATGGTTTTGCCACGCACATCCTTGATCACTTTTGTGTAGCCAGCCAACTTGTATCTACGGAATGGGTACTCCCAGTTACCTGCTTGTTGCCAATCACCTTCCAGTATGTGTTTGTCTGTGTCATCTATAAGGCACAATGGCATCTGTAGTACAAGTTCCGCTGATATCTTGTCGTGTAGGTATGCGGTTATGATCTTGTTCTGAGGTATCACGTGTTCGAGATGTTGTTTGCCCTCCATGTCCTGTGCCCGGTAATGGTATCCCATGGGTGCCAACTGCTTCTGCATGGATCTTATATAAAGTACAAGCGAAGTTTTTATGTGCTTCTTTGTTACCTGGCTCCAACGGTCATTGAACAGATCCGCTTTCATGTGGTCTATATATTCGGCCAGTTCCTTGAGTTCTGGCCTTCCCTTGCTCTTGAAGTTGATCTCTGGTAGGTTAGTAAGGTTTTGGAAGTCTATCATTGAATTCATCCTCTGTTATCATTTCCAGTTCAACTGCGTCCGCACCATCTTTATAATGTTGCTCAACTGCTTCCATTATGTCTTTGTACGGTAGACCATACCCGTATTCCTCCGTCTTGCCATTTTTAGTGACAAGACAGATATAGTAACTCAATTTACTTGACATACTTGTTGAACGCCGTCTGTGCCTCTGAGTCTGGTGCTATGTCACCCTCGTCCAGTTTAAGAGTCACGTTAGGCATGTAACTGGGTTCAAAACTCTCAGGTTGTTCTATCTGATAGGTCTCTTTCAGCATGTGGCCCATTGCCACTGGTGCGTCCCAGCCAACACCGTTGGCGTGTTGCCATTGTTTCTTCGTGGCCGTGTGTAGCAGTGTGGCACTTGGACACACTTCCTTGAGACTCATCAGCATCTTCAACATCCAGTCCTCGGGCAGTCTGCTCAATCTCTTGGCCTCCGCACCCATCTGGTACTGTTTCATCAGTCCTATGAAAAGGCCTTGGTTGATCTCTCCGCCCTCTTCGTCGCCGTAGATGACTCTGATGGCCGTGAGTGCGTCCTTCAATCCCTGTTCGCCCGCCATCTTGATTCCCTTGTATGCGTAATCAAAATGTGAGAAGTAATGTTTGTTTGGTCCACACTTGCCTGGGCTCTTCCTGACACGTTTGGGTTCGAGGTCGATCTCACACTCGTCGAAAACCTTCTGTACCGCGTGTGCAGTAGCAACCCTCTCTGTTTCAGTTTCTCCCATCTTGTATCTGTGTAACAGGCATCTGTGTATCTCCTCTGTGCCTGCTCTCAATATGCCCGAGTCGTTCACTATCTCGAACGCTTCTGCGTCGAAGGCCGGTTCATCTGTTTCCACTATTGTGACCGGTATCTTGGTCCAACCCAACAATGCCAATGCCACTGCCCTGTGTTGTCCGTCGAATATGTAAAGTGTCTCTCCGTCTGAACGTTTGACCGCTGACACAGGACAACATACCCTTGGGTCGAACTTCTTCATGATATTCATGACATGTCCCGCCCTCACGTCTCTCTGCACGGAGTAGTTGAATGCGAAGTGCTCCAACGGATGGTCTTCAACACCCCGGGGCAACAGTCGGCCTTTTGCTATTTGATTCTGTAGATTTACTTTGGCTTCTGCCAATTTACTGTTCCAGTTTGGAACATCTTCTGGTGCTTCTTTCTTGACTTCGTTTACAACGTCTAGAAGCATTTTTACTTTGCTCATATGATCTCCTATGGTTAATGAGTGTAACCGAGGGCAAAATTCCTACGATAGGATCAACCCCAATTACATCACTATTATAGCATATTTCTGAGATCTGTCAACCTAGGCTTCGTTGTTTTGTGCCACATACAGGCAAGAATGTGCCTCACTCTCGATGTAGTAGCCAAAATCCTCGAAGGTCTTCATCATGTCTAGTGCTTTCACATCAGCCGCTTCTGTGCATTTGGCCTCTGTCTTGTACCATTTCACCGGATCCTCTTCGAACAGGGTACAGGGATTACCAAGTGTGCATATGACTACGAGTACTTTCCACATACTATTAATTACCTCATTTTCTTCTTGCCCAAGAGGTCCCTCACGGTGTCTTTACAGGCATCATGCCAGTATATGCCAGACTCTCGTAATTTCTCGTTGGCTGTACGCAGTTTCTCCATCTTGCGTTCTATGATCTTGAATTGTTTGATAGTTAGAGTTCGGTCCACCTGTTTCTCCAACTTGTTCAGCACCGAATCAATCGCAGGGCAAGTGATGTCAGGCACTTTCGGAGCCTTCTTACGGATCTTGGACCAATAAGCGGTCTTCGTCTTTGGTCTCTTCACACTAATATTTAGGTGTGAATCATGGGTAGTAATGTGCTAGTGTTTGGTGATGACCCACGCTCGGTGGTAGAAGTCGTCTATGTTCCGCTGTATCAGGGATTTGGCCATCTCCGTGGCCTTGGTCTCGTCATCGTATGGACCGTATTTCTTTTCTGTGTCATGATCTATGGTGTTCTGATCGTTGGGGTCTTTGTGCGTGCCTTCTATAACCCAATATCTGTTTGTGGTCTTGCCCATTTATATTAAAGTGATGCAACCGTATATGAAAATTGATGTGTAAACGACGATGATCCCCCACATCACTCTGCTCATTTGATCTTGTGTCTCTTCTCGTGGTTCCTGTGGCCCTTGTGTCTGCCCATGTAGTACTCTCCAGGCTCGTAGTCCCAGACCTTGCCGTGATGTCCACGCACATCTGCGTAGGCCATTCTTAGTTTGACCAGTAATTTAACTAATGGGTTGTGGCTCACTTTCACTTTGGTTCTAACGTCCTATCTTTTTCTTCCTACCTAGTGGTATCTGTTGATCTTTGATGAAGAGCTCTCCGCCCTTTGTCATCCACTCGATAGTTATCATCTTTGATTTAGAACTGCCCTGAAATGATTTCACTGCCTTCTTGAAAGACATAGCCTCTACTTCTTTAGTCTCTGTTCCGTCTGTGATTTTGAATATTCTATTTTTTGGCATATACATTAATTTAGCACAGAATTGACAGAACGTCAACCTTAAGGTATAATTATATTTGTAAATGTTGATCAAGATGAAATAAACATTTCGGACAGGAGTTCGAATCTCCTCACCTCCACCAATTTATTACGGGTGGCTTATGTAATCCCTTCCGGGGGTGTACTTGGTTTCGACGGGTGTGTAAAGATCTTGGGAGTTTATCCAGTAGGCACGAGGTAACGTCCAGTTTTTAAATGCAAACAAAAAAGCATTAGGGTTTGCTGACCTAACAGTCAGTATGCCTGAATTGAGATTAGCGGCGTAATAACCAATAATTTCAGGGGTTTGGCCCACCTTGCAACAGAACGGGCCTTAAATACTGTTATGTTCAAACTATTCGCGACCATGTGCTTCCTGGTCAACGGTGCCGTAGAGTGCACCAATTATGACGACAGCATGGCCACGGTATATGCGGATCTGGCCAGTTGTGAGAAAGATGCGGAGTATCGTTTCTATGGCATGGCAGAAGTCTTCCAAGCATACAATCAACCATACGAAAAAATATTAGTGGGCTGTAAAGAGGCCGATGACGATTCCTAACTGAGCGTGTTCGCTGATTCGTTGAGATCCAAACTGCGAGCAATTTCATCCCTGTCAAACTGATTCATGTTGCCCAGAAGTGTTCCACTCAAGGCGGTGATGTTCCTGTTTGCGGTGGTGATTCCCAACTGTTCACAACTTTTGATGATCTGTTGCTCAACAGTGAACCTGTCATAGTTTGCAGTGTCTATCCTCGAATCACGCTGGGCCTTGGCCGCCACAGCCGCCAGGTCAGTTGCATCAGTCACATCAGGCAGTCCACTGTCCGCTAACACCTGGTCGATTATGGCACTCTTGTCAGAGTCCGTGTCGGTGGTGTAGATTGGATTCAAATTTTGTTTCTCTGTTTGGTAATTCTCGAAGTATGTCTGCCACTGTTTGTTTTGTGCCACACGGCTCATCAGCGTTCTCAACGTGTCGTCCTCAGCGAGTGCTGAATAACTTATGTTGTTGGACAGTGTTTCGATGTAGGTACCTATGTTCACGAGATTGGAATTCTCCAGTGCGACCTGTGTGTTGACCTTCTCCCTCTGTGCGATCAGGTTGTTCCTGTGGGTCAAGTACGGTTCACTTGCCAGTGCGTTGTTCAGGTTGGTGTGTGCTGTTGCCACTGCTGTGGCGAAGGTGTCTAAAGTTTGTTGGAAGTCTGTGGAGTCTGCCACCACACTGTTTATGAAGTTCTTTAGGTTGTCGTATGCTGTCTCCAATGCTGTCTCTGTGGCCAGGTCAGCGGTCACGATGAAGTTGATTGACTCCAACAGTGATGTGAACACTGGTGCTGAACTGTCCTCCGTGGACAAGAAAATGTTGTTCAATGTGCCTAGGTGATCATTGACTGCCCTCGCTTTGTCTGAAGCATCTACACCATACAGTTCAGGTATGAGGCCCTGCACCGTCTGTACCTGTTGCAGTACCTCTAGGAATGTGGCTGGTGTTGGATTATCAGCATCGTCCAGTGGTATGATCGTGGCGTCAATTATCGATGCTGTATGTCTCACAAGGTCTCCGAGAGTCCTGCCGAGATTTAGATGCGTGACATTGTTGATTGTATCTTTAAGGTCGTTCTTCTGTGATGTAGTCAAAACACTGTTACTGGCTATCACCGAATCAAGTTGTGAACCTTTCAGTACCCATCCGACTTTCAATGTGTTGACGGCATTCTCTAACGCCTGGTTTGAGAAGTTTGGTTCATTCTCTACTAGTGATGTTAATCCTTTGTTGACTGTCATTGTTATCCTGCGAACACGTCAAATGACGCTCCGGTCATTGCACCCCTGTCTGCCCGGTCACCTTTCCTGCCCACTCCTATATTTCCTACGAACACTGATCTTGAACTGCCTGTGAGTTTGGCTCTGTGCCCAACACATCTAGGTCTGCCACCTACTGTCTTGAGTATAAAGTGTGGTGCCACTCTGTCGCCTCTTTTAAGTATTGGTTTGCCGTTTGCGAACACTGTGTACTGAGATGCGTTAACAGGTGCCGTGCTGGAGCATAAATGTCCTGTCCTACATCTGTCTTTGTGTCTTGATATCCTTGGCATAGCAGTATTTATGGATGCCAAAAACCGCTGGGTTTATAACTTAAATTTGCTGAATTGTCCTTTTTTCACGTCTTGTTTTATACCACCTGAGATATAAGACTCGACTTCTGTTTCCTGGGGAGCGACTTGCATACCTTTAGAACTCAACCAGTGCTGTGTCCACGGTAGTGGATTCGCTGATGCTGATACATCATATATGGGATCATATCCCAGTGCTCTTAATCTCTTGTTGGCAATCCATTCAACGTAGTTGCCTAGTAGTTTCTCGTTCAGTCCTATGATGGATCCGTCCTTGAACAGGTACTTGGCCCATGCTTTCTCTTCTTCCACACAGTCCTTGAACATCTGGATAACCGTTTTCTCTGTGCCTTTCATGGCCTTGGTCATCTCCGCGTCATCGCCCTTCTGCCAAGCCTTGATCACGTGTGTTGAAAGGTTCAAGTGTGTGGCTTCGTCCCTGGCGATCAATGATAGGATCTTCGCTGAACCTTCCATCAGTTTAAGTTCACCAAATGCGAATGTACAAGCGAATGATATGTAGAACCTCAAGCCTTCTAATAAATTTACAGTGTTCATTGCTAGGTACAGTTGTCTTTTTAATTCAAGCATGTCTACTTTCTTGCCAACTGCATGATCCAAAGCCATTGATCCAAACTTGTCGTATTCGTGCGTCACACTCTTTGCTCTCTTTAGGATCTCCTTGTCTTCTAGTATTGTGTCAAACACCTCCGCTGGATCTGAGTACACGTTTTTCATGATGTGCGTGTAACTTCTTGAGTGTATGGTTTCAAAGAAGTCCCATGTCACTATGCAACCTTCCAGTTCTGGATTAGATACGTATGGTAGGAACATTAAACTAGGTCCTCTTCCCTGCACTGAATCCAACAGTGTTTGGTATTTCAAGTTACTGGTGAATATGTGTTTCTGTTCAGGTCTGAAGTTCATGAAGTCCGCCCTGTCCTTCTGTAGAGAGACCTCTTCAGGTCTCCAGAAGTAACCCAACATGGTCTGGTTCAACTTGTCGAACTGTGGATATCTGAAGTTGTCGTATCTCTGTACGCCACCGTCCTCGCCAAAGAACATAGGCTGTTTAGTGAAGTCAACTTTCCCCTGGTTAAAAACTGTTTTTGTCATAATAATTCTTCGATGTTAGATTGTACAGGCGTCGCACTCACCGTCGTCTGCGAGTGTACTTATCTGCTCAACTGGATTTTCAGGTTTAAGGATCACATCCTCTCCGTCGTCTTCCAGTTGTGCGGCAATACCCGCTGGTTGTACGTCTTCTTCCTCCCCTTTGAAGTCGTATGTGTTCTGGTAATAACTTGTCTTCCAACCAAGTTTGTATGCTGTCAGCATGTCCTGTGCCATCACTGACAGAGGTACTTCGTTGTTCTCGAACTGTAATGGATTGTAACTCCAGTTACCACTGATCGCTTGATCAAAATATTTCTGCATCATTGCCACAACATTGATGTAACCCTCGTTGCTTGGCATGTCCCATAGCAGTGTGTAATCATTTTTTAGTTTGGGGAACCCTGGTGCTATCTGCTTCAGAGGACCTTTCTTGCTTTTCTTTATGGCCATCAGTGCCCTCGGTGGCTCGATGCCGTTGGTCTCGTTTGAAACCACTGAACTGCTCTCACTTGGCATCTGTGCCGACAATGTGCTGTGTCTCAATCCATACTTGGCTATGTCTTTCCTTAGGCTCTCCCACGCCATTCTCTGTTTGTGTGGTACAATATTATCAACATCCTTCTTGTAGTGATCTATTGGTAGCAAGCCGTCTGCGTATTTGGTTCTCTCAAACCCTTCACACTTGCCCTTCTCCATTGCTATGTTGCAACTAGCTCTCAATAAATTATATTGGAACGCCTCAGATAATCTGTCAACTAGATCCCACGCCTTTGGATCTGAATACTTGACACCGTTCTTGGCCAGGTAGTGTGCAAGTCCGATGTAACCAATTCCGAGACTTCTTCTTTTCTTTGTAGAAACTTCTGCGGCCTTCACTGGATAGTCTTGGTAGTCAATTATCTGTTCAAGTGCTCGCACACTCAGATCACAGATGTTTTCTAGTTCACTCAAATCATTTAGTCCACCAACGTTGACCGCTGAAAGGATGCAGAGTGCAATCTCACCTTGTTCGTCGTGTATGTCTTGTATGGGTGTTGTGGGTAGTGTGATCTCTTGACAAAGGTTACTCATAGAAACTTTGTCTTTGAATGAACTGTGAGAGTTACAGTGATCCAAGTTCATTATGTAGATACGTCCTGTCTCTGCTCTCTCTTTTAAAAGATCAAAGAAAAGGTCCTGTGCTGGTACAGTCTTCCTTGGTATGGTTTTGTCTGCCTCATACTTCAAGTACAGGTCATCGAACTCTTCTGTACCAAACGCTTCGTACAGTCCCGGAGCCACGTGTGGAGATATAAGAGTGATGTCTTCCTCGTTCATGAATCTCTCATAGAACAATTTAGATATCTGTATAGAGTAATCCATTCTTCTTACCCTGTTGTCTTCTGTGCCTTTGTTGTTTTTTAATACCAGAATGTCTTCGATCTCTGGGTGCCATATAGGGAAGTGTACAGTTGCATTTCCTCCACGCACACCATTCTGTGTGCAACATCTCACAGTTGACTCGAATTTCTTTAGGAACGGAATCACACCCGTGTGTTGAACCTCCCCTCCCCTGATCTTGGAGTTTATGCCTCTGATACGCCCAGCGTTGATTCCAATGCCGGCCCTACGTGCAACATAAAGTCCAATAGCCATGTCACTAGAAAATATACTAGGGTGAATCCACAAGTACACAACTGGCAAACTGACGAATAGGAGTCCTAACACCAGCCATAACAGGTGTCGGTATATTGATTTTGTGCTGGCTAATTGCGTCATAATATTTCTTAACATAACTCATCCTTGTTTTTGTTGGGTAGTCCGCGAACAGTGTGGCCGCGATCATCATGTACATGTCTTGTGGTGTCTCGTATATCTGTCCTGAACTTCTGTCCTGCACTAGATACTTGTCACATATCTGTCTTAGGCCCGCGTAAGTGAATTTGAGATCTCTTTCTCTCTTGATCCACGTGTTGAATTTCTTTATGTCAGTCTTTGTGTACTTGTCCAGTATGCCTTTGTCATACACACCCGATCTAACGTTCCTCAGGATCAGTTTCAACAACGGAATGTATTCGTACTGTCCGTGTGCTTCCTTCCTCACATCATATGAAAGAAGTCTCGCCGCGGCGTACTGATAGTTTGGAGTCTCAAGACTGATGAGATCGTTCGCTGACCTGACCAAAACATTTTGTATGTCCTTTGTTGTCATGCCATCATAGAACTGTATGTTGGCGTTCATTTCAATCTGTGAACTTGACACTCCAGACAGACCTTCACACGCCTCTTCAACGACGAAATGGATTTTGTTTATGTCAAGGTCCTCCAGCCTGCCATCTCTTTTTTGGACTTTGATCGTACTAGAGTTGGTGTTCGGCATTAAGGTTTTATATTTTTTGTGTTTGATTTTTGTTTTTGTTGTATCCATATTTATCTAAATCCGTGTGTTTAACTTTTTTTGTCTTTGTTTGTCATCCGTCATACGAATAAAATCACAGCGTCGTTATGTAATTTTATAATGTACTAATATTACGACAAAAAAAGTTTTCTGTCTATCTGTTTGTGAAGTTTATGCCAAGATTGTGGTCTGGTAATCTATTGTTGCCGCGGTACCTGTGTTGGTAGTTGTGAATTTCAATGCGACAGTTTCTGATCCTGTTGTGGAATCCTTGTCGTCAAGTGCGGCTGTAAGTTCAACGCCAACATCACTTCCGCTTTCCGTGTAGGTGTCGTCGTAACTGACACCGTTGGTAGAAGCACTCACTACCAGTTCACCGGTCCTGTCCAGTGTGCCTCTCACAATCTTGTAGGTAATCTTTAAACCTTTACCTGCAAGGGCTGGGTATTCATTGATCGTAGTGGCCGACGATGTGTTGTCTGCAAGAGTTTGTGATTTTATTGCTTTGGTCTGTATTCCTATACCTTGTAATTCTGGTGCGGCGTTCAAGTTTGAACTACCATCTGATCTACGTAGATCAGATCTTTCAAAGAAGTCCATAACAGATGAGCATTCATCGTTGTCATACTGTATCACAGGAACTTCACTAAACGTACCTGTGCCTTCGAAGTTGTTGGCCACTGTCTTTGAGAAATAGTTTCCATTTGAAACGATTTGTCTTGGTCCTGTGCCTGCATCTGCTCCGGCAGTTGGCTTAACCCAAATGGCCTGCTGTCCTATGTCACTCCAACTGGAGTTTGCAAAATGTACATCTCTTGGACCATCAGTCAACCCTGCTGTGCTACCATCCATCTCTGCGCCAAGCAACGCACCGTAGTAGGCTGTTGCGAAATCACAGTCATGGAATTTTATGTTTGTTGAATTATAACTTATGTCAACTAACCTTGCGAATTTTGTGAATTGGCATTGATTGAACACAACGTTTGTCGTGGTGTATACTGCTGTTGAATTGGTTACTGTCACACCTTTTGAATTTGATGCGTCGGCACCACCTGATGCGTATGAGCCTTGGAACTTGACATTGTTGAAATATGCTTTTGTCACTCTGTCTAATGATACTCCACCGTATGCAACAGTGTTTCTCACGGTCATGTTTGAAATCTGTATCTGTGTTGGTGTTGTGGCACTGGAGTTACCGATGTTGCTACCTACGTTACCTTCGTCGTCCTGCATCACCATCACGGCGTTGTTGCCTGAATTCCTGATGATAGTCTTGTCTGGGCCCTCACCTACCAAGTGTGCGTGTGGTGGTATCTTCAGTGCGGCGTTGATCCTGTATGTTCCTGCTGGGAAGAAAAGCACCCTCCTTGCCCTTGTGTCATCTTTATCTGTGTCCGTGTAAAGTTCGTCTATGGCACTCTGTATGGCCGTGACGTCTGATGTGCTGTCATCACCCGTTGCACCGAAATCCTTGACTGACACGTAATCATCTAATCTCTTTTGTAAGGTCCTCGCAACAGATGTCGTCACAGGAGTTGAATCTCCCAGGTACCCTTGATATGTGTGATTGAGTGCTGTAGTGAATGCTGAACTGCCTGATGTGACTATCTCTGTGTTGCCCACTGCTGGAGCACCGTCTGCCACTGTGCCGTTTCCGATGAACAATCGCTGTTCGTCTATGACCCAACCCAGTTCACCCGCGGCCAGTTGCGGTAGATCCGTTCGTTTACCTCTCCTATGCTGTATGCGGCTTATCTGAACTATGGGCACGATTAATGATTTCCTCTAAATTTTGTTAACATTTATTGTATTTATACAGTGATCCAAACACGCTTGCCGTCCTTTAACCGCCAGGTCTTGCCCTTTAAAGTATCTTTTTATAATACTCTTCCAGTTTGGCGTACCACTTGCCCGTCCACTTGTCGTAGTCGTCTACCTCGAACGTTTGATATTCATTGGCCTGTGTGCATATGAATATACGGCCAGTCTTTATATCAGTATCATACATCTTGTTGTGTGCTTCCGCATAGGCCACCAGTTGCAGGTAGTAGTCTTCAACCCACTCTTTCTTCTTCAATCTACGTGCCTGTTTGAAATCCATTATGGCAGGTTCTCCCTTGTACACACCAACCAGGTCCGTGGTGCCTGCGTATAGTTCTGGATAATACAGAGAAACTTCAGATCCCCACACTTCTGAGACATTGTTCAAGCCGTTGTCGATTATGACATTGGCCATCCGGTGTGCCTTCTGTTGGATGAGATTGGATCCAGGCGTCCTGTCCTCGCCTTTCACGTGCCGCTCCAGGCTACGGTGCATGACCGTTCCTATGTTTGCACTCTCCGTGGTGATCTGTTGTGCCTTCACCACACCAATCCTCTTGCGCCAAGCGTGTAGGTGTGTCATGTCCTTGGTTGCACTCAGCACAGTTGTGACACTGGGCACCTGTCTGCCGTCTGGTGTCTCGTAGTGTCGCTTGTGATTCTTGGTCACCCTGGCCAGTTCACCGTATGGGTATCGCTGATTGTACGTGATGCCTTTGTCGGTGAGTATGTCTTTTGATATTTTCATTTTTTTGGTATCCTGGGTTTGATAACTTTTTCGGCATATAGATTATAAATTTTCGGTGCTGGATGCATGCCGTCCGGAGCAAGATCGTAATTGTTTTCCCTGGTCCAATTCATAAGACCTAGATTATAGTCCACCATGTTGATTTTTTCATTCTTAAGGAAGGCCAAGAAGCGATCCTTGGTGTTGTTGTCCTCGAAAATATTGTTCTCTGCGAACCATACCAGGCAACCACCGTATGTCTTCTCATTGGCGATCTTTAAACAGAACAACAGATCGGTCAGCGACTCACCAACGTTCTGCACGTGCCAGTTCACATCGTACCAGTCTTCGTTGAAGGCAACGTAATCAACGTGCATTTCACCGTCAACGATGTTCTTTGAACTCGTGTGGAAATTGATATTGACATCCTTGTTGTCCCTGTTCCTAGTGAAGAAATGGTGATCGGGTGATAGACGGAATCCCAACCTGTCGAGGTACGTTACTTCCCATATCACAAGGTCCTTTGCGTTGACACTTTGGTTCAATATGCAGTCCTTGAATCTTCTGACCTGCGTTGTGTTGTCGCCCGCGGGCACTCCGTGGTTGTGTAATATGTATCCCAACTCATCTGCCAGATTTTTTGGCCAGTCTGTGGACGCTGTGAGACTACAACCAAATGTGTGTAAGGTACCCATAGTAAACATAATTATACATTATAATGTCGTATATTACAACCAACAATATTACCAGCATCAACGCCGAACTCACCAATTACTGTAATGCCGCTTGTCCCCTGTGTGCTAGGTATTTCATAGATGGTGTTTTAGACAAGGAACGTGTAAATTCTAATCACACCACATTGGCTTTTTTAAAAGATAAAATTGGACACAACATAGTCTCCCAATTGGAACGATTTACATCTTGCGGTAATCTAGGTGATGGTTCTATGAATCCTGAATGTTTGGAGATCTATCAATGGTTACGTGTTGTCAATCCAAATATACGATTACATTTACATTCCAATGGTGGTGCGCGGACACCAGAGTTCTGGCGAGAGATGGCGAAGATAAATGTCTCTGTGACATTTGCCATAGATGGACTAGAGGATACTAATCATCTGTATAGGAGAAATGTTAAATGGTCTAAGTTAATGGAAAATGTTTGTGGATTTATAGATGCTGGCGGAAACGCAGGATGGGCCATGCTAATTTTCAAACACAACGAATCACAGATAGAACAGTGTAGGTTGTTGTCAAAGGAATTAGGATTTAATAGTTTCAACATACAGCAATCTGCTAGATGGGCTGATTTTGATTACATAGGCAACTGGAGAGAGATAGAAAAAGTTCCTGTGGATGGGTATTTCTTAGAAAAATCATCCCAAATGTCTGCTCCTGCGATAGGATCCGGAGGTAACAGTTCAAGAATAAATGTTACTAAAAATGATTTTGCTACAAAAAAAATAAATTGTCAATCACACGATATAAAAAATAATAAAATTGAGATATACCTTGCGGCGAACGGAGATGTGTCTCCCTGTTGTTGGTTGGGCGATCTCAAACGTCATGAATCAAAAAATATAATAAAAGACTACGACAAAGTTAACCTTCATCATACATCTTTGGAAGACATACTATCTGGAGACTATTTCAAACAACTATGTGATGGTATCGCCGGTTTAGAAAATGCTTATAGGTTGCACACATGTTATTTCACATGTGGAGTAAATTCTTAGATTATTTCCGTCTATTCATGGCCGACCTGGCCATCTTCTTGACCACATCAGTGCTTCCTTGGTCATCATAGTCCATCGCAGGATCCTTCTCTGCTTCCTTGTCCGTCTTGACAATGATCTTCTCGTTGTCGAAGTCTGCCACCACGTTCTTAAGGTCACCATCCTGGTCATAGATCCTCTTGAACACATCATAGTTGAATGCTGGGTAACCGGTGTTGCTCATGATCTGTTTCACAGCGTCCATGCTGATGTCCGTGGCCTGGTCCTTCTCGTCGGCGTCGCCCTTCATGTTCAACAGGATGTTGATCAGGGCTGACTCTAGGTCTGTGTCGCTTTTGTTGAATTCGAAAAATCTCACGGGACTACTTCCCCGCTAGTCTACTGAACAATCTGTTTGATGCTTCAAACACTTCTTTGGATTCTCTTTGCTCTCTGCCCTCAGGTTCTGTTCCACCCGCTTCAGCGTCAGAGGCTCCAAACTCATCTGTCTCTGCATCCACTTCTGAGTCCAGTGAGTCTAGATCTGTGTCCATGTCCATCGTGTCATCGGCGCCCATTGGTTCTGATGCTACTTCTTCTCCGGTCAATATTCTTACACCGTTGTCTAGTTCTTGCCTAGTTGTCGTTAAAGTCGCTTCCGCCTGTTCAATCGCTGGTTGGATTTTTTGCATGAAAGCATCTGCCTTGTCTGCTCCCATTTCGTCTCTGATTCTGTCTGCAAGTTCTAACATTCCTTCTGTCTTCATTGATGCTAGATCTTCCAAGTAACCTGTTACTTTGTCCATCATGTCCTTGGCCGCTAAAATTAATTCTGATTGTTCTTCAACACCTTCTTTGGTCATTATCTTGCTGACTATCTTCTTCTCGTCTTGGTCCAGTGCCTGTCCCTTGTCCAGTTTGCTTTTCGCTGACAGTGTCGTTGTTGCTACCTTGGTCATTGGGTCTGATGAACCACCGTACTCTGCAAGTTTCCTCTCTTGTATCGCTTGGTTGATGATGTCCAGCATCATTTGATTCTTCTGGTAACCGTCGTCCTTGAGTTCCTGTCCGAAGTGTGTGTTCTGTGTGATCTCGTGTATCTTAGTTCTCACGTGATTGGCGTAGTCCTGCAGTTCTTCCTCGTTGAACTGTGACAGATCCATTGTCATGTTGAATCTAGATTCGAATTCTTTCAGCAATGATTCTGTTGTGATAGGTTTTGTAAGGTCTAAGCTCTTCATACTGTGTTTATTTATTATCTATGCTCCGAACGTGTCACTAAAGATCTGCTGTATGTTGGCCTTGCATTCGTCCGCTAGGCGGTTAGCGACATCCAGCCTGTCCCAGTACACGTCTTCCATCTGTTCATCCTTGTTCTTCTGTGCTTCCTTTATCATGCGTTTGGCACTCTGTATGTCAAACAGTTGCGATGCGTGTTTGGCATCCACTTCCAGTATGTTGCTGGGTATGTTCTTGCCGTCGGCCAGGTAGTGTGCGACCAATATGGCGGTCTGCTTGAGATTTATGTCTTCGTGTAGTAACTTGGCCTCCATCATGTCCGCTATCACGTACACGTACCTGGTGCCCGTGTGTTTCTTGGGCACTATGGCTATGTTGCCTATCAGGATGCCTTTGGAGAACTGTTTGGGTAAGTGACGGAATGGCCTTCGAGCCTGCTCCCGGTGTGCCAGGTCCGCCAGTTTGGACTTCAGCCCGTAGGCCTCTATCTGTTTTACCAGTTCTGATTTATTTTTTCCTGTCATTAGCAACAAACTTTATTTTCCTATTTAAAGCATATTGCATGTGGGTGTCAAGTTTCTTACGCACGAACACCGCCTTGTCCGCCAAACGCTTGGCCCTGTCCGCATCCTCTGGTGACAGTTGATCACTCCTGAATGATTCTGTTGCGTGTGCCTGTATGAATTCAACGTCCGTGTCTGTGACGTAGACCTTGGCCCGGGGTGCTATCTGTATGAACATCTATTGGTAATTTTAACCTGGCATCTTCATCAGGATCACCACCACTGTAGATAGTAAGCCTGCGACCACTGTGCCCGCTGTTGCTATGATTGTCTTCTGACTGCTTTTGTGACTGGCCGACATATCCTCATTCATCTTGGCCAACCTTACTTCGATCGCACTCAACCTGTCGTGTAATCCTTTGTATCTCTCTGAACAAAGGTCCACGTGTGCTTCAAGGTTCTGTTTCTCTAATTCTGTTGTACTCATCAATATAATGTATTCTCTTAATTCCTGTTTGATCTCTCTGATCTCCGCTGTTATAGCCTGGAACTGTGCCTGTCGCATTGCCTAGATGAGCCTTTATAAGTGTTAATTTTGTGCCTAAATGTACTGTTATTTATCAGTGGGGCCGGCGTATGAAAAGTACGTGTTTATGATGCCGCCTGCCAGTGCTCCGATCACCTTCTGTCTGTCAGTGCCTTGCATCTCCTTGGTGACGAAGGTCTGTACGGGCAGGTGTGCTGTGTTGTCACACTCGGCCACCACTGGCACAAGATTGAAGTCCTCCACCAGGCTCGCCGTCGGGTCTGCGAAGTCTCCATACACCCCTGACTGCTCAGTGAAGAACTGGAAGTGCCAGGTGTTGTGTTTGCCTTCGTAGTAAGATCCAAATGCGTGGTTGCCCAGATCGGGCAGTTCCATTTTCTGTGGGGCGTGATCCCAGGTGATGTTACCCCTCATCTGTAACAGTTGTAGCATCGTAGAGAAATTGCTGTTTTGGTTCCGTGCCACTGCTAGGGTGTGCTTGTCGTGTACCTCGTTGCCCGCCGAAGTAGTGAAGGGGAATTGCTGTTTGAGGTTGCCGTTGTCGGTGATGTCCACCAGCGTGTGGATCCTGTACTCGTGCATTATTTGGCCTTCTTGTAGTACCAGACATCTGGTGCCAGGTAGTCTTCCAACTTCTGACGAAGTTCGGCACTGTCCTCGACCAGTTTCTTGAACTTGGGTGTGATGGTCTCGTGTATCTTGATCACTGACTTGTCCTTCTTGTATCGTGGACGCACTTTCTCAATGCCGTAAGGACATTTGAAATCATATTGTTTTGCCAGTGCCTCTATCTTGTCACTCAGGTCGTTGTCTAGTTTTATCAGATGCTTGACTTCCTTGACACCATCTATCTGATCTGAGTAACGCCAGGTGTATCTGTCGAAGTGTGGGAACCATTCCATTATGTCGTCGTGTTGCCACCATTCGTACTCTCCCCAACAGGTGCTCCACTCCGTGATGCCGTCCCAGTATCTCTGTTCTGGTTCTTTGAGTATTGCGAACACGTCCTTGTCATAGGACTCTAACTTGTCTTTCTCTATTTCTTTGAATTCATTGAGGTGGAATTCGTTGAGCCATGCAATCATGCTGTGCACCGCACCACCTGTCAGGTGTAGCCACCCTGCCTTGTCGTTGATATCTATGATCACTGGCTCCTTGAGTCGCATTCCGTTATCGGGCCGTCTCATTATTTCAAGGATTGTCTGGATGCTCATATGTATAATTTAGCCGTAAAAAAAGAGTGGGCCTTAAAAAGACCCACTCTGGTAATTGTTAATCTAAAAACTATTAACTTATTGCCGCCGCAGTTAAGATACCAAGTTTAGTTTCTGTAACTGTTGCTGAACTGATTGTGGCAGATACTTTTCCACCACCATTCAACGCTCTGATGGCTGTTTGTAAAGCCGCGATCGTTGTAGTAGAAGAGATTGAATCTAGACAGTCTGTTCTTGTACCGTAAGTTTTTTGTGTGTTAGTGTCTGCTAATGGACCTTCCATTAACACTGGCACACCGTTGTTTTCGATTGTTGCTCTAGTTAATTCTAAACCAGCAGTTGATCCTGATGCAGATAAGTCTGAAGTCTCAGCGTTCATGGCGTTGATAAAATCAACAGTGAAGAACGTCATATCTACTGAACCTACTTCGTAGTTTTCATTTCTAGAGAAGTTGTTTTTTGCTATTGGCATTGTAATATCCTCCTTTTTTTCTGATTTACATACCTTTGATTACACTCTGTAATCAAGTTGTAAGTATTTATACCTAGATCTGGTAAATTATGCTGTAATATTAAGATTTAGTCCAAATTTCGTCACTATTGACACGTGATTGATATGTGTATCCAAGACCTGTGAGTATTTCTTTGGCTTTATGCACTATCAAAGGTCTCTTACGCCTCTTCATCTCGATGTTGATCGTGGGACTGTTTGTCTTTAGTGTGTTCCGGGCACCTTCCAGCAACGGTATCTCAAACCCATCCACGTCTATCTTGACGTAGTCAACATCTGTGAGATTGAAACTGTCCAGTGTCCTACATTCTATGTCGCCGTCATTGGGTTCAGTGTCTCCCAACACGTCGTTCAGGTGCGTGGCGTTGACACCTTGCGTGGCGTTGTGCGAGTGACTGCTCAGTCCATACGGATGCAGTGTTACATTGTTTTCCTTGATGTTCCTGTTGAAGCACTCTCTGAAGTTGGGGTTTGGTTCGAAGCATATCACATGGTCAAACTTCCGAGACAGGGATCTCGTCCATTCACCCACGTGGGCGCCTATGTCTACAGCGTTCCTCCATTGGCTCACGTACCTGAGACCGTTATCCCTTTGCTGTTTCTGTGTGTCCGCTTGTTCAGTTAAAGTTGGTTCGGCTTGCCACCTGTTGTATACCCAGAAACTACTTTCGCTTGGCATCACATTCCTTACACGCACAGTCAGGACAGTCCCTGCACTCGGTACAAGATTGTCTACAGTGCTGTTCGCATCCACACTTCTCACAAATAAACTTTATCATCGTCATAATTCCTTGAATTTCTTCAGTATGTCCGTGTTTGGCAACTTAGACTGTAGTTGCTGTTGCAGTCTGTGTAAGGTCTGCATCTTCATTTTTGAATTCAAATTGTTGTAATCGGCCACTGCTCGCCTGATGTTCTTAAGGTTGGCATCTTGTATGTTGAGGGATCTCTCTAAATTGGTAAGGTTCTTGAAGTGATCCTCCCAGGTCCTCAGGTATCTCCTCAGTGCCATTACGGGCACCGGCTGTCTCTGCCTCATGGCCTGTGCTTGATTCTTGTTCTTGAGTTTCTTGGTGATCTCAGGATCGCCTGCCACTATGGCCAACATGTTGGCTAGATCGTTGTTGATCATTCTCACCTGGTCAAACGTGCCTTTTGCCATAGTTTGGTTTGCGTATGCTTTAACAAACTCTGCTGTGTTTTTGTTTTGACTCATCAAGGCCAACGCTAGGAAACTTAGATAAATTCGTTCTGTGACCTCTGGGAAAGTGAATCTCTGCAAGTCACTATGCCTTCTTATTACCTTGCCTTCAGATACATACTTTAAAAATGGTGTTAACATACGAGTATTTATAGGGCAAATGCAACGAAACTTTATTCTCACAGACGTCATGAAGACCGGCCACCACACGGCACTAGACGATTTTATCAGACATCACAGTCTGTCTGATCAAACGTTTGATACCACCGGCGAGTATTATACCTTGCACAACTACGATCTAGACAGTTATGATCGCAAGTTTGCCGTCATAGACACGGGCAAACAGAATGATCGGATCAAAGACAACAAGGAATTTGCCTTAGAATTACAAAAACGTTGTGCCCTACTACACAGCCAGGGTTTTGTGTTCATCAAGGCCAACCCGTGGGAGTCACAAGATAATATTAAACAGATAACACAGTACCCAGAAATAGAAATAGAGCATATCAAGTGGACCGGTGGGGTAAGTTGGTTTTGGTATTACATGTACAACAAACACAAGAACAATAAGTTCAATTTTGATCACACAAATAAAAAATATGACTTCCTGTATCTCAATAAGGAACCAAGAGCACACAGGAAAAAATTGTACAACAAATTATTTGACAATGGTATATTAGAAAACAGTCTGCACACACGTTGGCCTGACAGGAAACTGCCTGCGGAGTATGAACTGCCATGGGCACAGGACTATCCACAGTACGGCATGGACCAAGACATATACGAGAGGCCTTACAACGACACTGCTTGTAGCATTGTGTCTGAGACCAACGACAACGACTATGAAGTTTTTATGACAGAGAAAATATGGAAACCAATTATAGCACAACAACTTTTTGTGGTGCATGGCAATTATCTATATCTCCAGAAGTTGAGGGATATGGGTTTCAGAACTTTTAACAACTACTTCGAAGAAGCATATGACTTGGACAGAGATCCTGATATAAGAATCAACACCATTGTTGATGTGTGTGACCGATTGCGTGACGCTCCATGGCAAGACATGTATCTGCAGAGCCAAGCATTAAGACAACACAATCATAATAACTTTTTCAACAAAGAGAAATTAAGTTTAGCGATTAATGATACGTTGAATCTATTTCTTGAATTTGCTGATAGCCGTTAAATTTCTTCTTGAGAATCCTAACCTATCTACCAACTTAACAGCATTTCCTGACCGATCAACAGCAACAAATCCTTCTGGTTCTGTGACTTCTAGTCCGCCATCCGTCTGTTGGAATGATCCTATGGCCTGTGCCTGGTTCATCTTCTTCAGCACGAATGCCTTCATGGTCTGCACCGCCCTGTAGAATGTGAGCATAGCCTGTAGAGGTTTCTTGGCCCTGTTAAGGAACACTGGCATCTGTTTCATCTTGTCCTGTCTCAGTTGTAACGCCTTCTGTGCCTTGAGTCCTGACATCTGCTGTTGCATCCTGTCGGTGTAGAACTTCTTGAATCCTAGCATGAACTTGTTGGCGTCATTTGGGAGTTCACCTTCCCTGACCCGTGCGTTGATGTACATCTGGAACATGGGTATGAAGTCTTGATTCTGTCCTAAGACACTGGATAGATCACGTGGTACAGCATTCAACAATCCTTCTAACTTTTCTATACCGTTGTAGAACTGTTTTGTCTCGTCGTCTGTGAACTTGGCACTGCCTGACACGTCCTTGTATGTGGCATTGTCAAAGAACACGTCATTGCTCTTGGCAAATGAACTTACATCCGCTCCACCCTTTGCGTTCATGTCTGCTAAACTGTCGCCCACATAAGTCGTGTGGAATATGATTCCCACCTTGGCTCTGTCTATCTGTTTGCCCAAGTCTGATTGCTCTGGCACTGCGTAGGTTATTGTGTTTGGAGTAAATGTTAAATTAGGTTTGCCATCTACGTTCTTACGAACTATGTCCTCGTCTGTGAACAACAGATCACCCTGCACCACACCTTGTATGTTCAGTTTCTTGAGATGCACTAGACACTTCAACAACTTCTGTCCTAGGTCATCCGTCCCGTGGTTGTTTGCTATGTCTCGCTTTGTATAATTGATTTTTGCGTTCTTGGCGAACACCGATTTTGTGCCCACGAAGAACTTACCATTGTCTGGATTGGTGCCACACACCACGGCCGGCGCACCGTCCCATTTCACAGAAACACTCATGGCTTCTGAACTTGATCCTTTGAGTGTTAATAGTAGTCCCCGGAAATATTCTAACACGGCCTTGCCACCTTCGTAACCGTCAGTGATCACGATGTCCTCGATGTGTTCTAGGTGCGTCCTTTTGAATTCTGTAAGGACATCTTCTATCAACATTATTAATCCTCTTGGTATTCGCCGTCTTTGATTTTAAGTACGTTCTCTTTGACGTCTCTGTTCTCTTTGATACGGGCAACGCCTTTGCTGAACTTGGATGCGTCCATGTTCTTGAGTGCTGAGTTGAATTTCTTCTCCAGTTTGAATGCAGTGTCCTGGTCGAAGTTCTCCCTGATGTATGTCATAAGCCTAATAGCACTTTCTAAGATGTGCGAGGCCCTGCTCTCCACCACTTCTTCTTTGTCCCTTTTCAAGGGCATTGAGCTCAATTCTTCTAATAGACTTCTAGTGTGTTTTTGCATTGTAGGTATTTAATCCTTATTGTAGCATAATAAAAGCAAAAGTCTACTGTATTTTTCAAATAACTATTTTAAATGAAATTATCGAAAAATCAGATAAGGATTATGTATTCGTACCAGGATCCGGATCTAGACATTGAGGACGACTTCTGGCCCATAATGGGGGTACTGATTACCATATTGGGATTGTGGACAGGATTTGTACATTTCATTGATGCTGTCACTATGGACATGATCCCATGGTGGGTGGAACCATTCACCATAGCACCTTTCATGTTTCTGCTTATTATGAAGGAGAGATTTGATTCACTGAACCCATTGCATTGGTGGCCCATGTTCTGTGGCTACAATGTCACACTGCCTGACAGAGAAGTGATCACCATCCGGCCTTTAGACCAAGAAAGGATCATGGAGCAGTACGGTGGAATGATGAACGTTCATATCGTTGATTTTGAAACACTGAGATTCAGGAGACGCAAGGACGCAGTGATCTTTAATCTGATGCACGGGTGAAAACAGCGCCGTACTTCTTCTCATACAGTTTAAGTTTGTCTGACAGTTCTTTGACGATCTGTTGATAGTCCGCGACCTGCACTTCTAGGTTGCCTATCTGAGCCCTCAGTAATCTGACTTCGTCCTTACTTGCCCTGTCCTGCATAAGCCTTGTAAGATCTTTTCTTGGCCTTGTTCATAGAGCTCATCTTGATCCTGCTCTTGTTCTTGCCCTGAGAGGTCTTCTTAGGTTTACCTGGTGTGTATCCTGAAACATTTATTGCCATAAACATATATTATAGTAGACAGTTGTTTTAGTCAAGTGTATAATGTAAATATTATTATGATCAAATATCAATTGAGATG